TATTTTATTATAAAATTATATATATTTATTTCAATGAGCTGTAGAGACAATCTTTGTACGTGTTGTTTATTAACGACGGTGATAGGTGCAATTGTTGGTGGTATGATGATTAGAATCATGACCGACCCAGGTACTTAACGGCAGCAAGAATGTTTGGAAAGATCTTATTACCGAAACGAACACGCCCCGATTTGGTCGACATCCATCCCCTGTGTCCATTGTAATAACACTTTTGGATATCAACCATTATAAAAATATGAGATTATTTTATAGAAAGGCAAAATGAGTCTCACAATTATTATAGGAAATATGTTTTCTGGTAAAACTTCTGAACTTATTCGAAGACTTAAGCGCTACAAAGTCATAGGCAAAAAAATTGTTGTCATCAATTCTCTAAAAGATACCCGGTCTCCTGAAGAAGTCCTTAAGACGCACGACGGTGTGGAGTTTCCGTGTCTGAAAGTTCCGCACATTTCTCATTGTATTGTGGACCAGTGTTTCTGTGATGCTGATATAGTAGCTATCGACGAAGCACAATTTTTTACACAACTCAAAGACTTTGTTCAGATGTGTCTTTTCCTCGGAAAGTCTGTGATTGTAACTGGTTTGGATGGAGACTACAAACAGCAAAAATTCGGAGAAATTCTTGATTGTATTCCTATGGCTGATGAAGTCATTAAGTTGTCTGCGTTATGTATGGATTGTAATGACGGAACGTCCGGTCCATTCACAAAACGAATCGTAGAAAACCAAGATTTAGAACTCGTCGGTGGAAATGATATGTATAGGGCTGTTTGTAGGAAGCATCTATCTTGTATGAGTACACCTCTACCTATGACAAAGGCGTCAAATTTAAAAAACTTAATCAAATAAATAAAAACTTTTAAAATTTAACATATCTTAAATTTTAAAAATTTAGTTTTAAATTTTATTAAAATATTAAACAACTAACAACTTAGTTGGAGAACGCGAGACCGCCCATACCAGATTGGATACGGAGGACATTGTAGTTGGTCGCAAAGAGATGCATCGTGTTGGTCGCCGTGGCGGTATCCTTGATCTTGATAGCGACTTGAGCATTGTCAATACGACTAAAATTACAGGTCCCTGTTGGCTGATGTTCTTCCGGCTTGAGGGCGAACGAGTACGAGTACACACCCGGGTACGGGCATCCCGTGTGGTGGCACATCGGTTGCACTTGGTTGAAGTACTTACCGGTTTGTTCCTTGAAGCGATCTTGTCCGTTGAGGACAAGTTTGAAGGTGTCGAGCGGACCGACAGCAGCCGTAGCGGAAGCCGCACCTTCTTCGACCCAACGAGCCTCGGACCCATCGGTACCGACCGCAACAAGCGGGACACCAGTACCTTGGGTGATCGGCACGAAAGCGTTAGAAGACGCAAGCGCCGTCGGATCGGAGTCGAGGACGAGCGCCGCATTGTCGGTGTTGGAGGTGAAGTTCCAGAGGGCGGCGTTGGAGGAGCTGCCTTCGGAGAAGCACCAGACAAGTTCCTTCACCGGGTGGTTGAAGGACAAGCGGACTTGCTTCGTGGAAGTGGAGGAAACAGAGTCGGCGCCAGTGTGCTGCACTTGTTCGATAAGGTATTCATGACCCTTTTGAGAAAATCGGCGTCGTTCTTCGGTGTCGAGGTACACGTAGTTACCCCACACCTTGAAGGTACCGTCGGTGTATTGAGCGAACTCACCCGACAAATCGAAGTCAAGACGGACTTCGTGGTATTGGAGAGCGATGAGCGGCAAATGCAAACCCGGGTTGCGGTTGAAAAAGAACACCAACGGCAAAAAGACGGTGTTGTCAGACGCCGTCGTCATCTTAGCCCAGTTAGCCTTCTTGGCTTCATCCAAGTACAACTCGGAGTAGAGGCGCCACCAGCGCTGGTAGTGCTTGTCGATGCGTTGGCCACCAATAGAAAGTTCAACATCCTTAATGGCACGCTCGGCGACCCAGTTGCAGTCGAGAGCATCACCAGTCTTGGACGCCAAACTCTTAGCCTTGAGTTCGACGTACATTTCACCGATCAAGTCACCATTACGCGCAACAGTGACAGACACACGGCCATTATCCGTAGCCGTACCATTGACAGTTTGTTCAATGTTTTCCATAGCGAAGTTAGTGTGGCGCTTGTAGACCGCCTGGAAGAAGGTAACCTTCGGGTTACCAGTCAAGTAGACGTCTTGGGCGCCGTAAGCGACGAGTTGCATGAGACCACCGGCCATTGTGAGAGTTTTTGTACTATAGACCAATATTTTTTTTCTGGCTGAAATCGCACTTGCTGCGAAAAATTTTGCCTTCGGTTTTCTCAGTGTAAGATAAAATGTCCTCCCATCCTGAAGAAGAATATGTCTCCGAATCTGGTTCTGAAGTCGACGTCGACATCGATGTCAAACATGAAGAAATTATCGAAAGTGACGAAGGTGAGGAAGATTATCTCATGACAGACGATGAAGGTTCCGATATTCCGGAAATTTTTGACGAACCGCTCCAGATGGAGGAACTTCTCACTTCGGTCCTCGCCACCCCTGATGGTGACACAGTTTGTTCGGCCCTGGTAAACATAGCTCACCATCTCGAGGTTCAGAATAAAATTCTTATTAAGGTACTCTCGACTGTCAACAAAAAATAAACTTAGAAAAATGAATTGTAATAAGATTAGCTATAAAATGGATACACATTACATTGACAGAGATCCGAATGTTACTGATTCCGAGATGGAAAATTTGAGAAATCAAATTCAGACCCTCGATCAAGAGCAAGTATTGCGTATCCTGGGACTTATGGAGGACAAGTGGTCTCTTACGAAAGGTAATTGCGACCCCCGTGATATCGTGCGTCTTGGATATGACCAATTTTTTGACCCTTCTGAGTTAGAAGAAGATGGGTTTCCTAGGCGCATTGAGATGAATACCGTAAATGGTAAGTTACAAAGAGAAACTAAATTTTTGAAAAGTTTGGGTAGTCGTGTAAAAACTATAAATTTGATGGAGCATCAATTAGAGGATCACGATTTATCGGTAGGTGAACGTGTCTGTCGCCTGATCAAACAGATTAACGAAGCATTTAAAAATATTAGATTACACTTAAACGCTCAAGAGCGTATTTTACATCCAAGACAAATCCCCGAAAAATTTGATGCAGACCCCGAGTACTTCGATGCCACACCAATGGACGAAGCCAAATTAAGTGAAATGACACCCTACCAACGTGCAATTGTTGCAGTTCTTGATGAGACGTCTAAGAAGAATATGAGGCGATACAAGGGTAAATGTTGTGTGCAACGAGTTTCGAATGGACATTATACACGGGCTTGGACGTCTACACACACAATTCAAGAGTTCGTTTATGAACTGGCTGAAAAGGAAGTGAACTTTGAAGTTTGGAAAGATTTGACTTCTCGTGGTACCGCATTTAGGGATGTTATCAATCACTTAACACACTGTGTTGACAGCGACTTCCCCGAGATTAAAAAGACTAGACATATGTGGTCTTTTCAAAATGGTGTGTTTATTGCAAAAGAATGGATTCCCGATAAGGGTGTTTATGATTGTCACTTCTATCCATTTGAAAGTAAGCAATTTAACTGTCTAGATCCGACACTGGTGAGTTGTAAGTATTTTGATCAGCGTTTCGAAGACTATTCTTATATGGAAGATTGGTGGTCTATTCCAACGCCACATATGCAATCTATCCTCGAATATCAGAAATTCGACGAAGAAGTTTCTCGTTGGGTATATGTAATGGGTGGTCGTCTTTGTTTTGAAGTCGGTGATATGGATGGGTGGCAAGTTATACCGTTTTTTAAAGGTATTGCCCGATCAGGTAAAAGTACAATTATCACCAAAATTTTCAAAAAGTTTTACGAAAATGAAGACGTTTCAACCTTGGGTAATAATGTCGAGAGAAAGTTTGGTTTGTCTGCAATTTGTGATTCTCTTATGTTTATTGCCCCGGAAGTAAAGGGTGACTTGGCACTTGAACAAGCCGAGTTTCAGTCTATTGTATCAGGTGAAGATGTATCAGTTGCTGTAAAGCACGAGAAAGCTAGGTCAATTGAATGGAAAACACCGGGTGTATTGGGTGGTAACGAGGTTCCGGGGTGGAAAGATAACTCTGGTTCTGTCCTCAGGCGTGTATTGCCTTGGAATTTTACTCGCCAAGTAAAGGATGCAGATCCTCAACTTGACGAAAAGTTAAGCGGGGAGATTCCCACAATTTTGTATAAGTGTGTACGCGCTTATCTGGATTATGCTCAACGTTACAGAAATAAGGATGTATGGAATGTTGTACCAGACTATTTCAAGAAGATACAAAGACAGGTTGCGATGGTTGCGAGTACTTTGCACAATTTCTTGGAGTCTACAAATATTGTATACGGAAAAGACTTGTGCGTTCCACAGAAACTCTTTGTCCAACTTTTTAACCAACACTGCAATGCCAATAACCTAGGCAGACCCAAGTTCAATCCAGACTTTTATGCGGGTCCGTTTAGCTCTAGAGACATCGAAGTCAGGGAAGAATCCATGACATACAAAGATCGTTTGTATCCTCGACAGCCATTTATCTTTGGTTTAGATATTGTCGAAGAAAACCTAGGCTTCACAGACGATTACTAAAAAAAATAGTACTAATTATTAATATGAGCTCTGGTGTAAAAGAGTTCTTGAGAAAATCAAATGTGGAGATACAGACCACACCTTCACCCACAGCCACAGTCTCGAGTTCTTCAACCAATACTATTAATAATCAGTTGTCTCGCAATATCGAGATGCAAATGTTAAGAAATCAACAGTTTCCAAACAAGATAGAAAATAGTATTGTCAATAATAACAACTATGGAGAATTTGCACAATTTGTCTATGATAGTAATGATAACAACACATCGTCTACTCCTAGTCCCGTGAGAAATGTGGGTCTGGTTATAAGTAAATTAAACCCCGGTATGTTCAATGCGACAGTCAACAAGCATTTTAGCTCGGGTTCGAGAATAGATTTGAAAAAGATACTGATGGTTCCGATCAAACCCAAAACACCTATAGGAGATGGTCTTTATATAGAAACAAAGGAAATCAAGGGTATATATGGTCGTTTTCAGACAGGTTTTATATCCACAAAAAACTACGGTCAAAAGGGTAGTTTAAATCGAAACTATTTCAGTGTTCAATTTACATTGGATATTACTATTGGCAATGAAAAGAAGGGGGTAAGTGTGAATTTTTACAAAAATGGCAAGATTCGATTTTCTGGTGGATTTGTCGGTACAAATATTGAACGCCAAGCTGATCTCATAAGAAATTACATGGTTAACACATATACTGCCAAAGAATCTTTTTTATATAACCCATTTGAATATAATAATCTGAGTGGTCAATTTAGAGTCAACGGATATTTTAAGAATTTCAACTCTTTATATTCACGATTTCTTAAAAAGTATGGTGGACAAAGTGGCAAATATGAACCAGAACTTTCACCATTTATGTATTTGACATACAAAGACCATAAGTTTATACTAGCGTCATCCGGTAATATTCAGATTTCGGGTTCTACTACACCTGAACGAATGGTTGATGCATACAACAAAGGTATGGAACTTATGCGCATGTTTAATGAAAGTGGGGAAATAATTATCACTGGAAATATAACAAACAATACAATTGTTCAAAATAAAAAGAAAGTAAAAAGTAAAGTTCCAAAGAAGTTAACTCCGTCACAAATAAAAGCATTAAAAGTTGATGGAAAGCAGTGTATGCGAATGCCAAAACCACAACTTTT